AGAGCGCGTCAACGCACGAAACCTGGGCTGTGCTTTCCCCCGTCACGGAGTAGTTAAAGTTCCAGTCAGCAACCTGACCCGTGTAGATGACGCGATCTTTATTTGTGATGACGACTTGCTTACCGGGCACAATAGAACCGAAGTATGGACTGGCGCTATTGAGTGGGTCATATAGCCGAGTGCGATTTTCCAGCACGAGATTCGCGTTACCCGAGATAAACTTTTCTAGTTGCTGGTTGCGCCCACGGTTAACGGAAACCTGCCGCACCGTGCTAGTGACATCAACGAGAACATCACCACCAAGGACATACAGCGTTTGATCTAACTTGCCCCGGACTGGATCGTCCAGCGTAAAGAAATTGCCCAGCCCGTTCGCTGCCAGATCGAAAGCAATCTCAACCTTCATCAGGTGCGCACAAACACAGCGCCGTTGGCCTTCTCAAACTTGGAGATGACGTTCACAACTTCCTCACCAATCACGCGGGGATCGCCAATGCCAGTGTTGATGGTGATGTTGTAGGTGTTGTTGCCACCAAGCATAGAGTTGCCGCCGCGTGATAGCGGCACAAGTGCCTCAGGGCCAGCCTCACCAAAGATGCCCAGGGTTGGCTTTGTTGCGATACCACCATCAGCGAACCGTGGAAGACCACCAATACCAGAGAAGTCAAACTCGAAACCCGGCGGGAAAATCGGGCCGGTGTAGCCTAACATTGCTTGCGTCAGTTCGTCGTTAGTAAAGTTACCTGCCCCACCACCAGCAGCATTAACCCCGCCACCAGCGACAACAGCGGCAGGTGCGCTTCCCTCATCAAAACGGCGCGTAATAATGTCAATGAACTTCGGCTCAAACTTGATAGAGTCGTTGAGTCCCTTGAGGGCAGACATCAGCGCCTTGCGCTGTGATCCCGAGGGCATCAATTCTTTAATCAAACCACCGAGCATCTCAATGGCAAGCTTGACACCTGTGCCCATGAAGGTCGCTGCGGCTGCCTGTCCGGTTTCATCACCCATACGCTGCACTGATGTGTAGACCTGGGAGACCCGGCGAGCGTTCTCGGCAATGTTTCCATCGGCCAATGCTGCGGCAATGTCAGCGCCGCGCCCGCTTGACTCGGCCATGATTGCATCAAAGGCAGTCTTGGAGAGTCCAGCTTTGAGTAGCTTGTGCATGTTGCTGTTGAACTCAGCAATCTTTTGACCTTGCAAAATGAACTCATCAACAATGGATTGCGCTCCGGTAGCGGCTGCACCTTGCGCCTGTTGGTAAGCGGTTTGCAATTCGGCAAGTTTGGCTTTCTGGTCATCAGTTGACTCGCCCTGAATCCCTGCCTGGTATTGCATCAACTCAGCAAGGGTTGAGGTTACTGCCTGCTGCCGCTGCGTGAAGGTTTCGTAAGCATCACCGAGATTGAGCAGGCCGACCATTGCGCCACCAATGGAATCCTTGTAATCCTTAAACGATTGCAAACTTTCCTGCACGGCCGAGATTGCAGACTCAATTGCTTTTTTTGCTTTCTTGGACACCTTGCTGGAGTCGTCGTCAATGCCTTTTTCCAAACCGGCCATAAGGTCATTGCCGATGCGCTCGAATACCTTTGATGGGCTTTTGCTTTCGGCGCGCTCGCGGGATGCGCGCTCAGCAATAGCGATCACTTGACGGGCAGCCGCGCTGACCCCATCGGAATTATTGGTAATGCCTTGGGCCAGACCTGCGGCCATGTCAAAGCCGACACCCTTAAACTCACGGAAAGCAATCGGGCCGAGTTTGGCAGAAATGTTAGTGAGGGCTGTTGCGCCAACGTTGCCGACCGCTGCCATGTTATCGAGCATTGGGCCGGTCCACATGTCACGGTTACCAAGAAACTGCATAACTTGCTTGCGCTTGAAACCGTATTTGACGAAAGCGTCTACTGCGTCGTCACGCATCCCGCGCCACGTCACGCCGAACTCTGATGCCTGAATCTTTCCGTCATCCACCATCTTTTGAACGATGGGAGAGATGCCCGCAATCGAATCGGTGAGTGTGTCGCGGTTTTCTTTCGCGCCCTCGGACCACCCCCTAAAGGACATCCCGTTATCTTTAAGTGCTTTGTCAAGTTGGTGTAGATCAAACTTCCAGTCATCTAATGCTTGCGCGCTAGATATGACGTTTTGAAAGTCCTTGACCGACTCGGTGAGATTCTCGGTTGCCTCGGTGGCGAGCATGGACTGGCGGCTCATGCCGCTTGCACCATCAGCCGCCTTTGTGAATTCACGTCCAAGGCTTCTTGTTGCGGGTTCGGCAGACTGCGCCGCTGTACCAAGGTCAAAGATGGTGTCACGAAGCATTGCGAGTGGGTTAATAAACTTTTCATTTTCTAGCGCAAAGCTGAGAATGTTTCCAAGTGCCGGGGCGTTGTCGGCGGCTACCTTGAGTTTCCCCATCTCTGTGACAACCACTCCGATACCAGTAATGAACGTGGCAACAGACTGGCCCGCCGTGTCAATGTTGGCAATCAGCCCGTCGTCATCACCGAAAGCACTAGAAACGGAATCAATCGCGTCCAGCATGGAGAAACCAATCGACTCCTGCGCCTCACCGAATGCGGTCGTGAGACGTTGAATCCTGCCGCCGTAAGTCTCAGCGGCGGCGGAAGCCTGCCCGCCAAACTTTGATGTAAGTACATCGGTGGCAGCGGCGAAATCTTTTGATTTGATGATGTTGGCATCTAGTGGCACACCGAGTCGAGTCAGCGCCGAGAGTTGCCCAAGGCTTGCTTTGGTGAGCGCCAAAGATACAGCACCTAAGTCTTTGCCTGTACCGGCGCTGACATCCATTGCTAAAGCCAAAAGCTTCTGCGACTGCTCGGCATCCCCGGTAGCGGTCACAAGTTTCTGATACGCAGGCCGCAACTGGTCATCAGCGACACCCGTTGCGAGCATCATCTTTTTAATGAAAGCCTCTACACCTGAATTGGCGTGAGCCAATCCAAGGTTGTCCATTGCCTTGGCCAAGGACACCATTGACTTTTCGTCCTCAATGGCCGCTGCCATTGAATCCTTAAGGAAATCGGTCACGACAGCGATGGATGCAAGCCCAGCAGCAGCAGCGCCAAGACCAAGCATGGCTTTACTTGTCATGCTCATTGCGGGGGTTGCGGCACCTGATTGGGTTTTTAATGAACCAAGGTCTTTAATGGCGCGGTTGATATCTTTGTCGTTGTAGTCGCCGTCAATCTTGACTGTTATTGCGCCCTTAGCCATTGCTCACCCTCCTTGCCGCTTTATCAACTGCCGACTGAATTTCGCCCCGAGCTTTATCAACGTGCATGGTCCATGCTGGCCCGAGAGCGCGAGGATATGAAGATGCGTAGGTTCCCATGATTTGTTCGGTAAAAGGCCCGGATTTAGTTTTCGATCCGGCAAGGGCGAAGATTGCGCCGGGTGCAGATTTTGTGTCAACAAGTCCCACGGCGTACTTTGTGCCGTTACGTTTCAATGCACGAAAACGTGGCTTGATGGCTGCGGCAACACCGGACCAATCAAGGCGACCGCCCCATGCGCCCCAACCACGACCCGACTGAGATTCAATAGCGGTGCCCGGAATCATGCCTTGCGCTGATTTTGCAATCAGATTTGAGGCGGCCTTGACCTCGCGTTGCAGGTCAAGATATATCTCCCGGTCGAATGCTGAAATCCGCTCAATGAGTTTTGAGATGCCTTCTACCTCTAGATTCATATCAATGCCCCCTTCGCGATGCCTTAACGCGCATGTCATTCCGATTTTTGAGAACGCGAAGCATGGTGTATAACATGCGCGGGGATTCCTGTAAAAGCAAGTGAGGGGCAATGCCCGTGTCTACGGCTAGGCTGGCAATGGTCCAGGTTGTGGACCCGATTCCAAAGGGACGGGTTCCTCGCTTTTCACTTCGCGCGAGAATGTTGGAGACGTTGCCAGCCACTCATCCCAGCCCTGCGTGATTATTGATTGGCGACTCATTGAGTGCCAGAGGATATACATGTAATACGTCCACATGCCCTCTTGGATAGCAAGCAAGGCACTCTTGTCAAACTTAAGTTCAAAGGCAACGTAGTCGGGAGCCGACGCGGTGACGTTAACTCCCGACCCGTCTTCGATGATGACATTGAACGTGATGGGTTGCAACATGATTTTCCCTTTCGCGGTGCAGAGTGAAGCCCCGGCGAAGGGGCAGAGGATTGTGAAGCGGTGTTATTAGGCAGTGCCTCGTGTGACAGATCCGGCTTGCGGCCATGTCACATCAAACGTGCTGAGGTCGCCAATGCTGGATGAAAAAGGCGTGTACTGGGAGCAAACAAAGGTTCCCGTGTAAGTCGGGTTTGTGGGCGAGACCGTCCCTGATGTTGGCGAAATTGCAACTGTTCCCACAGTGTTGTATAAAGGGAATAGCAGCGAGTCAACGGCAGATGCACCAAAGTCCTGATTGAAAGACAGCGTCAGGTTGGAGTCAGTCAGCCCGCCACCGATACGGGTGCGAGCATTTGAACCAAACGCAGTTGTTTCCTGGACATCAGCTTCCAGCGGGAGAGCAACTTGGGTGAGAAATGTTGAGATGTTGGTCCCATTGAGCATGACTTTGTAGTCCTTTGCAATGAAAACGGGCATGGTGTTTCCTTTCAGATTGCCATAGCAACCACAATGAATGTGGCCGCTAGGTAGGTTAAGTCGCCGACGACGACGGGACCGACTTCACGCATGGACGTGACTCGGAGATCAAATGCGTTACTGGTCAGCATTGGCGTGGATTCAATGGCCCTCTTAATAGAGGTTGATCCAATGCCGTTTGCGTACCCATCGAGCAGGTCTTCGGCAGACTTTGAATCAAACCTGCCAACGAACACAATCACTTTCATTTCGTACTGATCCAAACCGCGGCCAAAGCTCTTGTCGTACTCAATGGATGGTGGCATGACTACGGCTAGTGGTGGAGATGCAATGGTTTCGGGAACACGGAAGGCGGTATGCAATCCTGTGATCGTGTTGATGTTTTGTGCGATTGCTTGCCGTAAGCCCTTGACGCTCACGCGATTCCACCGGCTGCTTTACTTCCATCCCGAAAATCAGCGAGCAACACCGCTACGTCAGGGTCAACAGATCGAGTGACACGCATTGCCCCGAAGTCATTACTGCCTGCAACACCGAGTGGACTTTGGAATCTCATGTATAAGCGAGAGGCTTGCAGGACGGCGGCTTCGGTGATGGATGCTGGGATCGTCGGCCAGCCGAACGCTCCCGTGATTCTTACGGTTGATGCGCCTGTCGGAAAATGTAAAGACTTCATTGCTTGCAGGCCGGTGTAGGGCCAAGTGATCCCATTTTGACGGGCATTCAGGGGGGTTAGTAGATAGTCAGCAGCCGACCAGGTCACATCATAAACACGGTCAGCGTTCGTTGATGTTGACACCGTAATCGCCGTGCCAGCCAAGTCATCCACTCGTAGCTCGTTCGAGTCGGAGCCATTGAAATAGCGGGTCTCACTGACAGAGCCGAAGTCGCGCCCGCAATGCAGGTCGATAAGTTCGGAAGCGGAAGCGCCAGCCATTGTTATTAGGTCATCTCGGTCAGAGTCAGTAATCCCGAGTGCCGCTTTTATCTGAGTGTTACTCGCATACAACGTCATGCGGTTCCCTTCAAAAGGATGGTGAGAATCACGCTAGGGCTTTGAGTGCAGGCAACCAGAAACTATCAAAGACAAGATCGGCGTCGTATTGTGCTGCAAACTCACGGGCTTTATTACTTGGTCCAGGACGGTCATACGCCTCATTAAGTGCAGACACAATGGAGTCAACGCGCGGGGCCATGCCGTTGGCTTTGTGAAAAGGGTTCCATTCCGGCTGTCCGTCAACGAGCCACCCATCACCGAGTAGTTCGGGTTGGGCTGTCGCGTTCGATACGATTGCAGGAATGCCACAGGCTTGCGCTTCAATCAGTGGGATGCCAAAACCCTCACCGCGTGACGGTTGCAAGAAAACATCCATTGCCGTATACACGGCGGCCAACACGTTGGACGGTACGCCCATGCGCCACACGAAAGGGTCTGGGAATTTAAGGGCATCCGGCTTGATGCCGTAAGCGTTGGCTAAAGCAATAAGGTCAATGCCGCCCATTGATTCACTCGCCTCCGTGTGGCAATACAACACGGCATCGGGGTGGGTCTGAGCAAACATGGCGAAGGCGAGAAAAGCCTCGGGGAAAGATTTACGGTTGGGCAACTTGCCCTTATTCGCTGACACCATTCCGACGACAAACTTGTCATCTGGGATGTCCATGAATTCGCGGCCAGTCATCACGCGACCGTCACCTGTGGTAAAGGTGAGAGTTGGTTGAAATACGGAAGTGTCGATTGCGTGGGGGACGTATAAAGAATCGATCCCTTTATCTGCCAGCATTTGCTTGCCAAACTTTGACATTGCAATAGGTGTCACGTTGTCACGAGCGCACCAGTCGGCAACCTCGGCTGGCACAGGGAAATGGTCAATCGGCACCCACGACGCGACTTTCTCAACGCCGTCCCACTTNTCNCCCTTATAGACCCACACGTCATAGAGCGTTAACAGCAGCGGGGTTAGTCCAGGGTTTTGATGTGCCCACGCATGTGAGTAGGCGGGGGCAACATCATTGGATTGCAGGTCAAAGCCACGAGGCCATAGCGGAATGCCCTCCCACATGGATGTAGCGCCCTCAAGACCGTAGTTAGCCCCGACAGCAACTTTGTGTCCTGCCTTAACTAAGCGGCGGCACACTTGCGCGGTTTGTTGCCCGTATCCGGTTCCAGCGAAAGGCGCATTGGATATCCACATTACCGCGAACGGGGTGTCAGATTTTGCATTACGAACAGCGGGATTACCGGAAGTGCCCATGTTTTTCCAATCGCAGAGATGCAGAGGGGCTTCCATTGGGGCCGCGCCTCTGCAACGCGACCCCAACAGAAGTTCTAAAAGTCAAGCCTCAGGATGCGCCACCCAAGAAATGCTTGACGTGCTGTGATTGCGGCAGGTTGCCGTCAACACGGAATTGCGCACGGAAGGTGACAAGACCCGTGGAGAAAGCGAAATCATCCGAACGATCCAGACGAACGCCGCCAACTTGCCGCACCATGTAGGACGACAGGTCGCCCGCAATCAGTGACTTTGCCGAAGTGGCAGGGTCAGCAATGTGTGGGTTTTCCGTGTAGGTGTAACCGAGCAAACGGTCTGGCTGTCCCTCAATGAGGGAAGGCTGCCAGACGTACTGGTTTGCACCGTCAGTCAACTTGCGCGCGGCAGATGTTGCCTTTGTGCCACCCATGACACCGAAGCTGGGCATCCGTCGCACAGCAGCGTTGAGTGAGTAAACAAGGTCAATGACATTGTTCGTTGAGAACGCGCCAGCAACGGCGGTCGCACCAGTGCCACCCACCGCAGAAGCGGTGACGATGCCGACTGGCTGAGTAGTGCCGGTTCCCACAGTCAGGTCAGCGTTAGCAGCAAATCCGATTGCTTGACCAAGGTTGGTGCCGAGGTAGCCGAGAATATCTACGCCCGAGTCCTCAATCATTTCATTGGAGAGCTGCACCAAGTAGGAATACTTGAATGCACCCAGGGTAATGAACGCACTAAAGGTTGGATCTGATTCACTGATTGCGCCAGCCTCAGCAACAACGGCTGCTGTGGAGTAGGCATTGGTGCGAGGGATTTGCAGTGCTTCCCCGCTTACCGTGTTCAGCACCGTGCTGGTTTCCAGCATGGGACCGACGTAGCGAGCAACCTCAATGATCCGGTCGTAGAACGACGTTGGCACTGGGGAGCCGGTTGAGGATTTGAGAACGTCACGCTTTTCAAACGTGTGTCCACGAACCTCGCCCTTTGCGATTTTGCGCAGGACATCAGCGTCATCAGACACCGAACGATCTTCACCGGCAGGTCGAGCTTCGGGGTGATCTTGCATTGCTGCCCGGTTCTCAGACTCACGAGCCTCAATCTTGCGCAGCTCGGTAAGCATTGTGTTGTGGCGCTCAAAGTCTGCATCTGCCTTTTCAATTGATGCAGTGTCTTCGGCGGTCAGTGAACGATTTTCAGCAAGGGCAGCGTCAACAATGTCACGGGCTGCTTTGTTTGCTTTGTTTCTCTCTTCCAGCAAATTCTTTGTGTATTCGGTCATGGTAATTCCAATCTTTTGAAAGTGAATGGGATAGGCGCGACGCGGCTCCGCAGTCACAAAACCGACCCGTGGCTCCACGAGGTCGGAAGATTGTTGTTGTTACTCGAACGAGGCTTGGGCCAACAGTCGAGACATTTCTTTCAGCACGGTTGCCATATCGGTACCCGGCTCTGGTTCGGTAACCTTTACGCGCGAACGATCAATGGATTCCAGTAGAACGTTTGCCTGGTCGTCGCTCAAGTCAGATCCGTTTTGCAACGCATTAAAGGCTTCTGCGAGAGCGTCAGGGTCTTGCTCGGTGCGGTGCGCAAGAAACGCCAACGCGCGAACCGATGCTGTCGTGGACGTGTAGGCTGGGAAACCAGTGACGACTGAGACTTCATGCAAACGAACCTCTAGCAATCGCCGCTCCGTGTAGTCAGGATTCCACTCATCACGCACAACCGAGAAACCAAACGACTGCCCGGACGTATCTCCACGGGCAACGCTGACGGACAGGTCGCGCGCGTAGGTAGTGTCCGGTAGTGAGATCGTGTCGTGCAAGCCTTTGGCGTCCTCATCCAACGTCAACGTGCCGGCACGAGTAGATCCAATAACGAGGTTAGTGTCATGGTTAACAAAAGCTTTGATCTCGTTGCGAGATTTCAGCGACCGCGCAAAAGCCCCCGGTTCAATCCATTCACGAAAACCAAGATCTTCGGAGCGTGAGTTAAACTTTGCGGCGTAGCCATCAAAATTCATTTTGTCGTCATCGACGGCGCGCAATTCGGTCAGGTCGCCTGAAAGTTGGCGATATTCAATGGTCACTAGATACTCCTATTCACTCGGATACACCGAAGCGGGCTTGGCTGGATCGAGTTGTGCCACGCCTTGCAAGGAAACGGGTGGCAGGCCGGTATGTGAAATTGCGGGCAGGTCAAGTGCAGACAATGTTTCGGCAGGATCAAAACCAACCGTGACCAGACGTTGCGCCATGAGGATCTTTCGATCCATCCCCACGAGGTCAGCGGCATCAGCGTTGATGTTCGCCAACGGCACCCGGTATTGAGAGCCGCCAACAATCGGAGGCATATCTTCCTTGGCGCGGATTTCGTCTAGGTTCATGAATCCGGTTAAGGCTGCTGTTGCATACGACGTGTAACGTGTAGCGAGGTCGCCGCGCAATAGCCCCTCAAGGTTGATGCGCAAGAAACCGCCACCTGTCAATAGTTGACCGTGTGACTTTTCAACCTTGTGTGCAATCGGTCGGATGGTGTGCTTCACATATTGGATTTCATTCTGTTCGTTGCTCGCGTAGGACTGCACACCCGGCGCGGCAACTTGCAGCATGTGTAAAGGCACCCGGAAGATGCGGGCAATTTCTTCGACAGCAAACCGGCGAGACTCAAGCATTTGTGCTTGCTCGGGGTCAACGCCCGTCTTTTGAAACTTTGATCCACCACCGAGAACAGCGACGCGGTGAGAGTTGCGGTTGCCTTTGTGGGTTGACTCGTAGGCATCTTTTACTTCCAACGCTTGCGCCTGGTTGAGGGTTGCAGCGGTTTC